CCCGCGCACCTACCCCCTGGGGAGGGGTCGCGCGCCCGCGCGAATTGTGATCCCCCACCCTCCGACCATACGCGGCATTTTTTCGGACGTTTGACCCCGCCTCCGCGGATCGTTGTTGCGTGACCGTGTATCGTTCGTGTATCGTCTGTCTAGCCCTCCCATCAACCGAGTTCCCCCTGGACCAAACGCATGGGCTACGCTCCCGTCTACGCGCGTTTCACGAGCTTCGAGACTTGGCAGGCGGCGCACCCTGGCGTCGTCTACGTCGGCACCGACCTGGACTCCGAGTTCGAGGCAGCGCGCACAACCATCAACGCCATCAACGCCAACCTCAAGCTGATCCAGCGGAGCGACGGCAAGCTCGCCAACGCGAGCGTCGGCACCGACCAGATCGACGCGACGTTGACGGCGATCATGGGCGGGTTCAACCCGCGCGGCGCCTGGGCGACGAGCACGAGCTACGCCGTCAAGGACTTGGTGTCCAACTCAGGATCGAGCTACGTCTGCGCGGTCGCGCACACCGGCGGCACGTTCGCGACCGACCTGGCCGCGGGCAAGTGGATTCTGGTGGCTGGCGCGGGCGGCGCGAGCGCATCGAGCGTGTCGTTCTCTCCGACCGGCACGCTGTCGTCGACGGACGTGCAGGCGGCGATCGCTGAGGCGGCGAGCGAGGCGCAGCCGCTCAACGCGATCCTGACTGCCCTGGCGGCACTGTCGCCGGCCGCGGACAAGCTTGGATACTTCACCGGCGCGTCGGCGTGGGCGCTTGCGGATTTCAACGCGCAAGGCCGCTCCCTGGTTGGAGCGGCCAGCAAGGCCGCAGCGCGCGCGGTGATCGACGCGGTGACGGGTCCGGCGTCGACGACGCAGCACTCGTTGGCGATGTGGGATACCGGGACGCTGACGTTGAAGGACGGCCCGGCGCTCGGGGTGGCGGGGCAGGTAATGACCAGCAACGGCGCCGGCGTGGCGCCTAGCTTCCAGAACGCCGCGGGCGCGACCATGACGCGGCGCACGATCACCGGCGCGGATACGCTGGCGACAACTGACCGCGGAAACATCGTCGAGGCGACGAGCGGCACGTTCACGCTCGCTGCGAGTGCGGTGGCTACGCTGACAAATGGCTGGTACTGTATCGTCAGAAATAGCGGCACCGGCGTCGTCACGATCGACCCGAATGGCGCCGAGACGATCGACGGAGTGTCGACCCTGGCACTGAACCCCGGCGACTCAAGGTTGATCGAGTGTAACGGTAGCGCATTGGTGTCGGTTCTTTTGGGCGCTGGATCGACGGTGCTGCAAACAGTGGCCGCAACGCCATATACGTCGAATACGGACATCACGACGGCGATCCCGGCCGACGATACGATTCCTCAGAACACTGAGGGCGTCCAGATTCTGACGCTGACGATCAAGCCGATCAGCGCGTCGAGCAAGATTCGTTTGCGGTTTCGTGGGTTTGGCATGGCGGCAGCGGGCGATAGCTTATCGGCTGCGCTGTTCGTCGATTCGACCGCAAACGCCTTGAATGCCGTCAATTTCAAGAACGGAAACAACCTGTCTTGCGCGCTTCACATCGAGCATGACCACTCGCCCGGCGATACCGCGTCGCACACGTACAATATCCGGGTTGGCGGCAGCACGGCGTCCGCGGCCCGCATGAACGGAACCCCGACGGCGCGCCTATTCGGCGGCGTGGCGTCGTGCACTCTCGTCGCCGAAGAAATCCTCTAAGGAGTAACCCATGATGCTCAAGATCGTCACCCTGTTGGTCGCACTGACGCTTGCCAGCGCAGCTTTGGCGGCTAGACCGGACAAGGATCACGGATGCCCGGCCGGCTACAGCAAAGACCCTGTGACGCATGAATGCGTCCCCGATGTGCCGTGAACCAAGACAGAAAGGATAGCTCCCAATGGACGATATCGTGACAGAAGTTCCCGCTCAGGAACAAAACGCCGGCATTCAGCCGGAAGTGCCGACAGAAGTTCCCGCTCAGGAACAGGCGGCGGTCGAGGCGCCCGCTGCGATCGTTGAGGCGCCGATGCCGACGTCCGCGTTCCAGACGGTCGGCTTCGGTAGCGCGATCCAGCGCAACGTGTAGCCATGGCTCATCGCAAGGGGACGAAGGTGGCCGAGCAATCGGCCACCGAGTCCGCGCCACAGGTAGGTGAAGCGCAGAAGCAGGTCTATCTCGCGAAGAGGCTGCTCAAGGTCAAGCGCGCGCGGACGAGTCTTCAAGCGTACATCGAGCTGTGCAACCCCGACCCGGAAGACCCGGAGAACCCGGACAAATCGCGGTACGTCTGCGAGCCACACCACAAACTGCTCATCGAGATCATCGAGCGCGTCGTCAAGGGCGACGACCCGCGGAAGTTCAACAAGAACGTCAAGCGGCTGATGCGCGTGGCGCTGTCGATGCCGCCGCAGCACGGCAAGTCCACGGTGATCTCGCGCTACGGTGTCGCGTGGGCGGCGGGCAATCATCCGCACTGGCACATCATCGTCGGGACATACGCCGCGAGCCTGGCGCAGCGCGCCGGCGAGGAAGTCCGCGACATTCTGCGGTCCCAACAGCACCAGGCCGTGTTTCCTGCCTGCAAGTTGCGCTCAGATTCGCAGAGCAAGACCGAAATGAAGACCATCGCCGGCGGCACGCTGACGTTCGTTGGCCGCGGCGAGGGCACGACGGGCCTGCCTTGCAATATGTTCGTCATCGACGACCCATACAAAGACCACAAAGAGGCCGACAGCCCTGTCGTCCGCGAGGATTGCTGGCGCTGGTACTCCGGCGTCGTGTTCTCGCGCTGCACGGTGATGACTCCGATCGTCATCGTGCATACACGGTGGCACTTCGATGACCTGATTGGCCGTCTGTGCGATCCGGCACATGAGAATTACGACGCGAAAAAGGCGCGGCGTTGGACCTACATCAACATCCCCGCGATCATGGACAACAAAGAGGTCGCCGAACTGCTCGGAAAGCAGATCGGCGACGCGCTTTGGCCGGACAGGTTCCCGATTCCCCACCTTGAGGAAGCGCGCGAGAACGACAAGCGCGTGTTTTCGGCGCTCTACATGGGCCGTCCGTCGCCGGAAGAGGGCGATTACTTCAAGGTCCACATGATTCGGACCTACGAGAGCATGGACGACCTGCCTGAGAACCTGCGGATGTATGCCGCGTCGGACCATGCGCTCACGAAGAAGCAGACCAACGACGAAAATTGTCTCGGGTGCGTCGGCGTCGACGAAGATTCAAACGTGTGGGTGATGCCGGACCTGTTCTTCGCGCGCGCCGAGACGGACGCCGTGGTCGAAGAAATGCTCCAGCAGATCAAACGGCACAAGCCGATCGTGTGGTGGGCCGCGCGCGACCACATTTCGCAGTCGATCGGTCCGTTTCTGCGGCGCCGGATGCTCGAAGAGCAGACCTATGCGTACATCGAAGAGAGCCCCGAGGTCGCGGACCCTATCCGCCGCGGGCGCTCGATCCAAGGGCGCATGGCGATGGGGAAGATATACTTCCCGGCCTTCGCGTCGTGGTGGCCGAAGGCGAAAGACCAGGTGTTGAAGTTTCCGAACGGCTCGCACGATGACTTCGTGTCGTTCATTTCGCACATCGGCATGGGCTTGGAGAAGGTCACGAAGGCGCGTCCGCGAGAAGAATCGAACGACAACGGCCCGAAATTCGGGACTCTGGCGTGGGTGAAGCAATCGTCCAATGAGCGGTCCGCCGCGGAGCGGCGCTTCAAGCTCGTCGGCGGAAGGTAGGAGAGAATCATGCTGCAAGAAGGCGTCATCGGGCACATCGAAGAGAACGAGGCCGAAGACCAATCGCCCGAGAAAGCCGTCGCTGAGCTGGCGAAGGCCAAGCTCGGTATGATTGCGTCTGGCGAGGCAGCTTTGAAGGAACGCTTCAAGCTGATGCGCTCAGACATGCGCTTCGCGATCAACGAAAACGGCGAACAGTGGTCGCCTGACGGGAAATCTAAGGGCGACAAGGACGCCTACGTCGCGAACTTCACGCAGCGGCACATTCGGCAGAAGACAAGCGCGCTGTACGCGAAGAATCCGCAGTTCCGCATCAAGCGCAAGCCGCGTCTCGACTTCAGGATTTGGGACGGACGGGCGGAATCATTGCAGCAAGCCATGCAGGCGATCGCTTTGTATAAGCAGGCGACGGCTATGGGACAGGTTGTCCCGGCTCCGGCCGAAGCTGCGGCGCTCATGCAAGACGTCCAGGCCGGCAAGACGCGCCGGATGATGCTCGATCGCGTCGCGCGGACCGGCGAGGCGCTCTTCCGGTACTTCCTGGCCGAAACCAAGCCGAAGATCAAATCGCAGTTCAAGCGCATGGTCCGTCGCGCGCTCACGACTGGCGTCGGCTACGTCCATTTGGACTTCCAGCGCCTCACCGGCTACACGCCGGCGACCGAAAGCAGGCTCGATGACACGCGCACGCAGATGAATCAGATTCAAGCGCGCATCAAAGAGCTGTGCGAATGCGGCGGTGACACGTCCGGGGAAGAGGCCAAGGAAAAAGAGCTTGAGCTGATGATGCTCAACCTCCAGAGCCAGACTGTCGTCTTGGAAGAGGGTCCGATTTGGGACTTTCCGTCCGCGACGTCAGTGATTATCGACCCGGACACGACGTCGTTGGTTGGCTGGATCGGAACCAAGTGGATTGCCATCAAGACGTTGCTCAGCAAGACGCAGGTTCAATCCTCATTCGGCGTCGACATCGGCGACAAGTGGACGCGGCACGAGAAAAAGAACGAAGACCGCGAAGACAATTCGGATTCCAAGCCGATAAAGTGGGGCGAGAACAAACCCGCCGCGGACAATCCGGAGTTTGCGTGCGTCTACAGGCTATATGACCGCGAATCCGGGCTCGTGTACGGGCTCGTCGATGGCTGGGACGGGTTCCTGTTCGAGCCGCGGAGTCCGGTCGACGTCGACCAGTTCTTCCCGGTGTGGGCATTCGTGCCGAACGAGCTGGAGAGCGAGGATTGTCCATTCCCGCCCAGCGACGTGACGCTGATTCGTCACCAGCAGCGCGAACACAACCGCTCGCGCGAGGCGCTGCGCCAACATCGCCGCGCCAGCGCGCCGGGATACGCCACGCCCAAGGGGCAGTGGTCCGAGCAGGACAAGATGAACCTGGCCGCGCGCGCGCCGCACACGGTCATCGAGCTGGATGGGCTCCCGCCGGGGACGAAGATGCAAGAGGCGATCGCGCCGCTGCCGCTTCACCCGATCGACCCGAACTTCTACGAGACTCAGGGCATCTTTCAGGACACGACGATCGTCGTCGGCGCGCAGGAAGCGATCTTCGGCGGTACGAGCGGCGCCACGGCGACGGAATCGAGCATCGCCGCATCGGCGACGGCAAGCACGCAGGCCGCGGACACGGATGATCTGGACGAGTTGCTGTCCGAGCTTGGCCAGGCCACGTTCGAAGTCATGATGCGCGAAATGTCGCTGTCGACGGTCAAGAAGATCGTCGGGCCGGGCGCCGTATGGCCGGAAATGCCCGAGACTCGCGAGGAAATCATCGGGGATATCTACCTTGAGGTCGTTGCGGGCTCCAGCGGCAAGCCGAACAAAGCGCAGGAGATCGCGAACATCGAGCGCATCGGTCCGATCGCCATGCAGATTCCCGGCATTCAGCCCGGATACCTTGGCCGGAAGGTCGTGGAGCTGCTCGACGATGCCGTCGACCTGGAAGAAGCCGTGCTCGACGGCGTGCCGAGCATCCAGGCAATCAACGCATCGTTCAAGCAAACCCTGGATGCCGCCAGCGGCGGAATGGGCGGCGGCATGGACGCGCACAATGCGTCCGCGGACGTGCCGCAGCCGGGCGCGGACCCATCGCAGCAGGGCGCGGCCGGCGCGGCCAACGCGCCGTCACCGATGGTCCGTCCGTCAGGACCGCAGCCGGCGTTTCCGGTGGGCCAGCCGGGCGTCTAGAGTTTTCTCTTGCGTGTCTGGATTGTATGGTGCTAGGTTAGACAGTACGAAGCGATAGCTTCGTTGCCATCGTCGTGATGACGACGGCCATCCCCGAGACGGAGACGATAAATGACACTGGATTCGTCGTCCAGTGCTCAAGACGGCTCCGTCCGCGACAGCGCGGAGCAATCCACGCCAGTCGCGGACGCGACCCCCGCCGAGAGCGCGACACAGCAACAGCCGGACGCTAATTCCACCCCCGCGGACTCGTCCGAAGCGGACAAAGGCGCAGAAACCAAGCCGACGTCGATGTTGGACGCGATGATCGCGGCCAACAAGCCGAAGGATGGATCGGAATCGCCAGCCGATAAAACGGTGCCCGAGAAGCCGCCGGCGGAAGGCCAGAAGCCGAACGTCGAAGGCGAGGACGCACCGCCACCGTTCCACAAGCACCCACGTTGGCAGCGCATGGTGCGCGAGCGCGACGATCTGCGGAAGCGGATCGGAGAGTTCGAGCAGAAGGCCGCGACGTTGGACGGGTTTGTCGGTCGCCTAAAGAGCGCCGGGTTGTCTCGCGACGAGTTCAACGCCGGCATGAACATCATGGCGCTGATGAAGTCCGATCCCGAAGCGGCATACCAGGCGATCGCGCCATATGTGGCGACGTTGTTGCAAGCAACCGGGCGAGTCTTGCCGGAAGACCTGAGAAAGCAGGTCGATGACGGGCTCATATCGGAAGACAACGCGATGGAAGTTTCGAGGCTGCGCGCGCGCAACGCGCATCACACCGCGAGGCGTGATGTCGACACGAAAGCGGCGCGAGAAGCAGCGGCCGGCGAGTTCAAGCGGTCGATCGAGACGGCCATTGGTGAGTGGGAAGCGGATTGGCGGAAGTCTGACCCGGACGCCGAGCGCAAGAAGGCGCGCGTCGAAGACCGTGCGCTTCGGATCATGACGACCGAGGGCGGTCCGCGGACCCCAGCAGAGGCCCGCAAGATCGCTCAGCGAGCCCTCGAAGAGATCAACGAGGAAATCCGCGCTTCGGTCCCACGTCCGCAAGCGAATCGAGCTTTGCCACACGCGCCGTCCGCAGGAACCGCAACCGCGGCGCCGCGTCCGAAGAACATGCTCGACGCCATGAGGACGGCTTACAGCACCTAGTCGGCGGCGCCCCAACCACAGGGGGCCACAATGGCTTTCACTCCGCAAGAACTTGCCAACATCGCCAACGCGGCGTTGGACTACCACTTCCGCGACCAGCCGCTCAGCCAGACGAAGCAGGCGCGGCCGTTGCTCGACGCCTTCATGAAGGGCCAGAAAACCTTTCCGGGCGGCAAGGACAACATCACCGTCGCCGTGAAGGGCGTCTACTCCAGCTCGTTCATGGGCTTCTCGCACGACGACCAGGTGGCGTTCCGCAACCCGGCGAACGCGAAGCGAGCCAGCTTCCCGTACAAGGAAGTCCACGACGGCATCATGCTGACGCTGACCGAGCTGAAAAAGAACGGCATCAGCGTCATGGAGACGGCGACCGGCGAAAACATCAAGCGCGCGGACGAGCGCGAAATGATCGCCCTCCACGACATCCTCGAAGACAAGTTCGAGGAGTTCCAAGAGGGCTGGGAACGCGGCATGAACCTGATGTTCTGGCAGGACGGCACCCAGGACAGCAAGCAGGTGCCCGGTGTTCTGTCGATCGTTCTCGACGCGCCGACGTCCGGCACGACCGGCGGTCTGGACCGCTCGCTCAATAGCTGGTGGCAGAACCGCGCATCGCTCGGCCTGTCGACGGCTTCCGCGAGCAACCTGGTGTTGGTGACGAAGCTCCAGAACGAGTTTCGCCAGCTCCGCCGGTACGGCGGCAAGCCCAACAAGTTCCTCTGCGGTTCGAGCTTCCTCGACTGGTTCGAGCAGGAGCTTCGTTCCAAGGGCAACTACACCCTTGAGGGCTGGGCCAACAAGAAGTCGATCGACGCGAGCGTCGCCGATCTGACCTTCAAGGGCGTGGACCTGATCTACGACCCGACGTTGGATGACCTTGGCCGCGCCAAGTACGGCTACGTCTTGGACACGTCCAAGCTCTACCCGATGGTCATGTCGGGCGAGGATCGCAAGCAGCACCAACCCGCGCGTCCGGCCGATCGGTACGTCATGTATCGGGCGATGACCTGGACCGGCGGTCTGATCTGCAAGCAGCTCAACGCACAGGGAGTCTACAGCATCGCCTAGCCTACGTCGCCGGCGCCTCCGGGGACGGGCGCCTGGCGACGGCCCCCGCGGTTGGAAACAGCCGCGGGGGCTCAGTCCCCGCGAAACAATCAGGAGGTTCCCCATGCAAAGCTACTCGGCCAACGTGAAGGTGGGGCGTGAGCGCCCGCCGCTCACGATCGTCGCCCGCGGACCGGATCGTCCGCTGTCCGCGCCGGAAATTCTGGTCATCCAGTACATCCACGGCGACGACGCCGTGACCAACGTCAAGCTGCTCGGCGAGCACACCGACCCCGACACGCGCAAGCCGATGTCGAGCCGCAAGGAGCGTGAGCGCCTGGCGCTCATCTACACCGACAAGGTGGTCAAGCGTCTCTTCGGGCCGCTCAAGGCGGCGCCGCTGCCCGACACGATCGACATGGAGTCCTTTGTCGACGCCGAAACCGGCGAGGAAGTCGAGAAGCCGGTATCGCTGACCGAATCGCTCGGGATCGACGAAGAGGAAGAGGCCGGCGCGGCCGACGAAGGCAAGGACGCCGACAAAGAACTGGAAGCGGCATAGCGAGTCGCCATGCGCGGCCAAACCCTCTCCGAGCTGGTCCGCCAGCTTCGTGCCGAAACCGGGCAGTCTACGAGTGCTGCGGTCGGGATGGAGTATGCGGACCAGCTCAAGCAGATCATCAAGCGTAAGCAGGAAACGCTCTACGACAAGCACGATTGGGCGTTTCTCCGCACGTTCGCGGAGATTCAACTGTTCGCCGGGCAGCGGCTCTACAGCTTCCCGTCGAACATGAATCTGGAGCGCGTCGAGGAAGTGCAGGCCAGCTACAGCGGCGAGTGGTTGCCGCTCACCTACGGCATCGGCGTCGACCAGTACAATTCGCTGGACAGCATCGGTCGCAAGGCGAGCGGCTATTTCGAGATCACGGCCGGCACGGCTGGCGGCGGGAACAAGGTCAGCGCCATCACGGTCAACGGCTTGGCGGTCATCAACAGCGCGGTCGCGTGGGTGACGAGCAACGAGGCCACGGCAACGGCGATCGCCGCGGCGATCAACGCCACGGTGACGTTCCCGCAGTATAGCGCGACTTCCAGCGGAAACCGCGTGACGATCTACGCGCCCGAGGCGCTCGGCGCGGACGCGGACGGATACGTCATCGCCGTCACGGTCGGCGGCACCGTCACTGTGTCGACGCCGAGCGCGATGGATGGCGGCGTCACCGTGTCGCGAAACGATCCGGTGCAACGCTGGCAGATCATCGACGTCGACGGCACTCCGTATCTGGAGGTCTGGCCGGTTCCCGCGTCGAGCTACTACATGCGATTGGTCGGCATCCGCAATCTCAACCCGCTTGTCGCGGACGCGGACCGCGCGGACCTGGACGATAGCCTGATCGTGCTGTGGTCCGCGGCCGAGGTTCTCGCCGGCAAGAGCGGCGGAGAAGCCAAGGTGCGGCTCGCTATGCAGCGCGAATCTGAGCTGCGCGCCAGGCTGTCCAAAGGGGCGGTGTTCGGTATCGGCGGAAACGCGGGCTCCGTGCCGAGACGGCGCGAGGTCGTCGTGCGTGTCGCCGGCGCCGCGTAGCGGGGCGCGGCCATGCCGTATTCAGTAATCGAGAGTTTCGGCGCCGGACTGGACAGGCGTAAGTCGCGCGAGATCGGCGTGCCTGGTTCGCTGTGGGAATTGACCAACGCCCACATCAACGCTGGCGGCGAGATCGAGAAGCGCAAGAAATTCGACGACTACGCGATGCTGCCGACCAACACGTTCGGCCTGCAAAGCAACGGGACAAACCTGTACGTCTTCGGGTCCGCCGCACCACCGACGATGCCGGCTGGCGTACTGTATCAGCAGCTTTCGCACCCGTCCGCGTTCTCGATGTCAGACGTGCTTGACTCCAGCATGTTCGCTGGGAAGCTCTACGCGATCGCCAAGTACGTCGACGGCTCGATCCATCATTTCTATGACGGCGTGCGCCTCGCCGATTGGGATGGCGGGGCCAATCTGCCGACCGGCAAGGGAGTCTACTGCCGCACGTTCGGGAACAAGGTCTATTCGCTGTATTCGACGATCGCGCAGTATTGCAAGCTGAACGATCCGACCGAGTGGGACACGACGACGCTTGGTGCTGGCTTCAACGATCTGTCTAATACGGACGATGAAGTTGGCGAGCTGATGGCGGTTGTTCCGTACCAGGAGCTTGTCGCGTTTCTGTCGCGCAATCTGATTCAGGTCTGGAACATTGACGTCGACCCGACGCTCAATGAACGCAAGATGTCGGTCGGAAACACCGGCACCGTCGCCAAGCGCTCCGCGATTCCGCTTGGCAACTCCGATATCGTCTATCTGGCTGATAGCGGCATCCGCTCGTTGCGCGCGCGCGATTCGCAGAATCTCGCGTCCGTCGAAGACATCGGCACGGCGATCGACGAGTTGGTGAAGGCCGATTTGCGGACGCTATCGTCGACGATCGTCGAGGGCGCGTGTTCCGCAGTCGAGCCCACGGACAACCGGCTGATGGTGGCGCTCGGCAACACGATCTACGCATTCAGCTACTTCCGTTCCTCGAAAATTAGCGCGTGGTCGACCTACGACATGGGCGCGCAGGTGAAACGCTGGCAGGTCCACAAGCGCGGTCTGTACGCCCGCGTCGGCGACACTGTGAAAATCTACGGCGGCGTCAACAAGAACACCTATGACACGACGGCCGAGGACAACTACCCGGTCACGGTGTCGACGCCGTTCATGTCGTTTGGCAGGGTAGCCGATGACAAGGTGATTACCGGGTACGACCTGGGGTCCGTGACCGGGACGTGGGACGTGTACTTGCTGCACGATCCGCGCGATGCGAATCGCTACACGAAGCTCGGCAGCGTCTCGGAGATCACGACCGTCATGCGTCAGCTCGCGGCGAGCGGCCGGTCGACGCAGTTTGCGTTGAAGCTGGTCAACACAACGCCGGGGGCGGCGAAGATCGGCAACCTGATTGTCCACTACGAGCTTGACCGATGACCGGCGTGACGATTGCGCCAGTCACATATGACGCCGTGCTCTCGATCGCGCGCAACATGCGCGCCGGCGACGCTCGGGAGATTTGGGCGACTCGGTGGATCGAGAGCCCCGAGGGCCTGGCCGCGGATGTGATGCGCGCCGGAGAGTACGGATTCGTAATCAGCCTTGACGAAGAGCCTGTGGCGGCGATCGGCGCCGCGCCGAATTGGCCAAACGTCTGGAATGTCTGGATGTTTTCGACAGACAAGTGGCCCAAGGTAGCCTTGTCCGTCACGAAGTTTGTGCGCCGTGTTATGATTCCTAATCTCTACAAAGCGGGCGCCACCCGAGTTCACTGCATGTCGATCGCCGGCCACAGCGTCGCACACCGCTGGCTGGAGTCCCTGGGGGCGATCAAGGGCAATCGTGAGCCTGGGTGGGGGAAGAACGGCGAAGACTTCTTCATGTTCCGCTGGGACAGGAAAACGATCGAGGGGCTCGGCTATGTGCTTTGATACACCGACCAGCGACGGCGGAGTGAGCGAGGCGCGGCGCTTGGAGGAAGAGCGCCAAAAGCGCATCCGCGCCGGTATGGCCAATATCGACAGCACCTTCGGGCAGTTCAACGATCCGTTCTATGCCGGGCTTCGCAAGCGATACACGGACTACTACTATCCGCAGGTCGACGACCAGGCTGGCCGCGCCTCGCTC